TGTTTGGTGTTGTTGTTTCTGCTTGTGTCCTTCCGTTTTTTTTTTTTTTTTTTTTTTTTGTATGAGAAGTAAAATCAAAACTCATACTAGAACGTGAACAATGCCTCAGACGTCGGAATGGACACCAACGTGTAAGTACATCTTTGCGGTGCTGCCACCCATGTTCCAGAATTGGACGTTTGCAGGCGAATGATTCCTTGTTCAGGATTCTTCACCTGTATCATCCCGTATGTCTCGGTAGCAGTGAACCCATGTTTCTGGTCCACAATGTTTCCGAGACCACCAAAGATCGACCATGAGGCCGCCGCAGTCGCGGTGGTTCCACTGGAGAACACGTATGTGAACAGGTATGAAGTGCCTCCGGCAGCTACACTTGCAGTGCCGTTTGGAGAGGCTCTAAGACCTGTAAAATTCAGAGACGTGGTCGCCGGGTTCGTGGGTTGATCGATAGTGTTATCATCTGCCACCTCAGTAATGACGGCGGCAGTGAACGGAGCGGCTGTTGTCGCCGCTGTTTGCTGGCTATCAAAAGCTCCAAATTGCGCTAAGGAGTTAGTGACATTGCGACCCTTAAAGGAATAAGTCGCAGAGTAGTACAGCGTACCCATGTCAATTGATGAACCAGACAAATTGTTGTTGCTGACAACTACAAAAATGCCCGGAATTGACCAATAAGCCCCAGATCCGTCGCTACCGGTCGGGGGGGACGTGTACAGATATTCAGAGTTTGTGTTCCGGTAATGGATCGATCTCCTGTCCCAGAACGTAACCTGCTCAACTGCATCATGCGCGGTAAGATTAATCATGTTCACCGGCTGCCCAATTGCATATTGGTTTTCATCTTTAAAATCAGGATCGATTGCCATCACCAACGAGCCATTCTGGTTCGTTCCAACATCGGGTTCATAATGGAAGGTGATGTTGTCTAAGTGAAACTGATCCCACAAGCTTCCTTCTATCTGGAGACGGCTACCTGTAAACGAGTCAGGGTTCAGTGGCATTCGGAAAAGAACTTGTCCTTCTGTCACTGTTCCGACACTTATTTTCCCGATACGATCATTGACACGTACCGTAAGATGCTCCATTCCACCTTGTGAGTGGGAACGAGTCTTGAATGAGGAGCGAAATGACCTCTTAGCCATGGCTACTGGAGCCATAGCACCAAAGCCACCAACACCGAACAAATTAGACCCAGTAAGGTTAGATAAAGGACGAGTAACCATACCCTTATCAACCACATGGAATTTGTTTCCATCGGACTTTCGCCCGACATATCCGGTTTTAAGTGCACCTCTAGCGATTTTCGCATCTGTGAGTGCAACTTGTTGGATTGCTCTTTTCAACTTCTTCGTTCTTGTCTTTCCACCCATTTGATTTTGAGTAAAAACAATAGTATTATGACCAGTGTTACCACCTAGTCTTCTCTTGATTCCTTTAGCGAGGTCTCTTCCCACTTGGAAAGATTCTTCTACTCCCTGTAAGGTATCTTTTGTTTGCTCAAAGACGATTTCGGCCGCAAGGATCTCCTCGGCCATACACCTTTTATAGTCGCGCACCTGCAGCAACGACCATCTTCCGCCCCGGGGAAAAACTAACCGGGGCAGGCGGCACTCAGAGAACCGAGCGAACGGCCGACTCGAGAACAGGGCACAACGCCTCATGTCCAAGCATCAACCGTTTTAAAACACTGAAGTCGCGGGCTATAGGAGCCACAGATTGTGCAACACACTCCTGGCGGTACAATGACCACACCAACGGGCCCAGCTCCTCGTCATGAACTGACAGAACTGAATACCCCAACAAACGATCATGTCTTAGTTTGGGAGTGAGTTTGCGACCGGGTCGTGCAAGTCCGCACAACAACCGTGTTTTATCGAACGTTGGAAGATAGACGCTTCCAACGCGCGTGAATGTGAAACCAAGAAATTTCAAATCTTCTACATTTTCTGTTTCAAGATCATCCTCCTCTTTTAAAACCAATCCCAAATCTGCGTACACCCTTCGGCGCACGTCAAATGGGGCGCGAGCACTAAATGCAGCAACGTGATCGTCACCGAACAAAAAGAACTCACCTGGGATTAGCGGCGCCAGTGTTCCGAAAACTCGGAACAACATGACTCCAAAGACAAAAACGTGGGCAATGGTGCCATCGGTGGTAGTATTGAAACTGCCACTAGGATTACCCCATCGCTTCTTCCACAACGAACCATCTGGTAATAAGCACAATGAGCATGCGATTTGCAACATGACGTATCGAAACCGTGCATTTTCCGCATTCCGCATGAATAGTCGTCTACACCGATAAACTT